GGAGCGCAGAGTACAGGTAAGAGCACTCTACTCAAGTTGTGTCAAGATATGATTCCTGAGTGGAATTATATTCCTGAGATTACACGACTTGTGAAGAGGGAGTATGATCTACCAATTAACGAGGGTGGTAATGATATAACACAAATGATGATTACGGGTGAGCATTTACGAAATGCATATACTAAGCGAGATAACCCTACCATTATTGATAGATGTTCTCTTGATGGATTAGTGTATACTCACTGGTTGTGTGATCATGGAAATGTCTCTATGGGTGCTTACAATCATGCTCGTTGGACATTTGACAATACTATCAACAAGTATGATCTTATTGTATATACCCAACCTGAAGATGTACCAGTAGATAATGATGGTGAAAGAAGTGTCAATGTTGAATTTAGAAATCAAATAATTGAACTGTTTGAAAGTTATATGGCAAGTATTCCTCCTACCAAACTTCTTCGTGTTACAGGATCGGTTAAAGAACGAATGACATTTATGATGCTTCAGTTTGAATTAATGGGATTAAACACAATGTTCAATAGAGACTTGCATCCTTATAAAAATAAACTATAATAATTTATGGCAGCAAAAAAGAAAAAAACAGAATTAGATAATTCCAGAATTAGTAAGCATCTCGGTCAATCATCAGAGTATAAAAGCTCTTATGATCCTTCTTTGCTAGTTCGCGAACCTCGTCAATCAAATAGAACTCATCTCGGTCTTGAAGATGAAGATCTTCCGTTTGTAGGTTATGATACTTGGAATGCCTACGAGGTATCTGGATTAACTAATTTTGGCTTACCTGTTGTAGGTATTGCAAAAATTGTATATCCGTGTGCTAGTAAGTATATTGTTGAGTCAAAATCGCATAAGTTGTATTTTAATTCGTTTAATATGACGAAGCTTGGTGATACTGCGCAAGAAGTTCTCAATGAAATTAGTGCTTGTGTTACAAAAGACTTATCTGAGCTACTTGAGTGTAGTGTTCGTGTTACTGTTGCAAGTAACGAATATGTATTAAGTGAAAATACGTCTGCATATACTGAATGGAGTCACGATCAGAAGCTTCTACGTCAACGTTCATATATTACTCTTGAAGAAGAGTATCCTATTGATAATGTAGAGTTTAGTGTTTATAATGAAACACCTGAGCTGCTTGAAGTGCTAGATTCCGAAGTTCGTGATGTTTACTACCATAGTGCTCTTCTTAAATCTAACTGCAGAGTAACCTCACAACCCGACTGGGGTGATGTGTATATTCATATGTCTGGATCTAAGACTGTTGATCCTATCTCTCTTCTTAAGTATATTGTATCATTTAGAGATGAGTGTCACTTCCATGAGGAAATTTGTGAGACCATCTACAAGCGCTTACATGATATTGTGCAACCTGAAGCGTTAGTGGTACGTTGCTTATATGCTCGCCGCGGTGGTTTGGATATTAATCCTGAACGAGCTTCACATAAGAGTTTACTACATTACACTCTAAGCGATAGCTCTGTACCTCATATTAAGACTCCAAAGCAGTAATTCTTAATATATCATATATTAAAACCCTACCCTAAAAGGTAGGGTTTTTTTGTCTGATGAATAAATACTGTTATGGCGGCAGTTCCAACAACTAATAACGGTTCAACATTTTATAATCAGAACGACTGTAGATCGTTTAAACAGTCTATCGGTACAGCATTAGTGCAGCTTTCATCTTACCCTTGTTCAGAGGTTATTATTACAAATAAAACAGGTGTTAATGTTACCATATTTGATAATGGGTACAATAATGCACTTAACTCAATGCTATTAAGTAATAATGATACGTATACATTTAGAGGTATTACAAATACATCGGTTGTATCAGCTAGTGCAGCATCTACCGGTGATATATACTTTAGAACACAATACTTTAGTGTCTTACCACAAAGGTAATTGCATTAAATAGAGTTTGACTAAATATATTAAATGAGACTGTTTAGCGAAAAGGTAACACCAACCTTTACTAGCTCTAACCAGAACATCTTAACTATTAAAGATTTCAATGAAGTCTTTTTTGATGTTTATGAGTTAGAGATAAACGGAAGTAAATACATAGCAGAAAAGGTTTCTGAATATAAAGGAAACCCTGTAGTAAATATTCCTATAGTAATTGAAGGTAAGGAATTGGAAGCTCCGTTTGTAATACAACGAGGCGATTTTGAAGTATTGTATAATGCTTCAAATCGGCAAATAGGTGAGAGTACTTCGGCAAGTTTATTTTCTGTAGCTGAAGCTAAAGATAGAGAAGAAGAGCTCGAGAGTATTATCTTTGAAAAAAAGGAATCTATTTTAGAGGAAATAAAACAAGCTAGACAAGCTGCAACTAAATTTGCAGATGCTATTCAGCAAAGAAATTTAAGTCGACTAGAAGAACGTGATAATAGAAAACGAGAAGTTTTTGTTGAGTCTACTGAAAGTTTTAAGAAAATTCTCTTAGAAGAATTTTTAAGTATATCAGAAAATACACGAGATGAATTATTTACATATACACAACAAGAGAATGCAAAAGCGTATGAGTATATTACAGATACTGTTAGTCAGTTAGCAGGAAGGCTCTCGCTCGAGTTAGATAAAGAAGTTACTCTACAAAATGAAAAGACGGTTAAATTATTTGAGAATAATATTTCGTCCTTAGCTAAGAACATATTAACTGATAAGTTACTTAAAAAAATTGCTACTAATAACAGTGAGAGCAATAAGGCTTTAGATATTAAGTTTGAGACAGTATCTAAAACCCTTGTAAAGGTCCTCGGTGATTATGAAGTTCAGCTAGATGAGAAGATAAAATCAGCTTTAGATAGCTACGAATCACACATCATAACATTAGAGCAGTCTAATATTGAACTCAATGATTCTATTATTAAAAGTTCAAATAAAGCTTTAAGCCGTATCGGTAATATTAAAACTCAGTTAGAGGAATCGATAACTAATATATCTTCCGAATTAACAGATAAGATTACTTTGGCTGAAGGTAAGATTCGTGACTATTACGATGAACGCATTACCTTAATTGAGACTAGTGTAGTAGATTTTACATCAAAAGATAAAGCTCGAATAATAGAGCTTATAGAAGAAAGTAAACAGTCGATACTTAAAGAAGTCAGCGTCATTAAGAATAATGTACCTTCTATAGTAGTTGAAAAGACCTCTGAGCTTAAGGGAGACGTTGATGTAAAGAAAATTAAGACGGACTTAGAGAAATCTATTTCAAATAGGTTCACCCAAGAGCTCGCTAACGTACGAAGGATTATAGAGTTATCGTCAGGTGGAGGCTCTGTAGCTCAACAGTTTGCCAACGGTGGAACCATGAACGGCGATTTAAATGTTACGGGTAATTACTTTATAAATGGTGTTAATATTTTAGAGTCATCTACTAACGACTCTAGTTCAATAATCAAAACTTCAATGTTCATCTAATAAAATAAACAATATGTCAAATTACACAAAAGAATTCCTATCAGAAAGTATAAATGGTAAATCAATTACTATTTCCGCGTCAGGCATTAATACAAACACTATACATACTACACCGATAAGTTCAGGTATTATAGATGAGGTTTGGATGTATGCAACAAACCCAACGACATCTGATGTTACGTTTAACCTATTATATGGCGGCACAAACTTTACCACAGATATTTTATTTGAAGGAGTTATAGAAGCTTATGCTGGCAGTGTTTTAGTATGCCCAGGGCTTATCGCCAAAGGTAATGGTGCGACTGGATTTTCAATATATGGAAATTCACCAACATTAAGTGGAGTTAATGTATTTGGTTATGTGAATAGAATTAGTTAATATATGAGCGCTAGATATGGTAATAAAGTAGGTCCATTGATCTCTCGTAAGTCTTCTTTCTTTAAAAAGAATAGATACGATAGAAATTTAATAAAAAAACCAATAACTAGTGGAGGATGGATTCGTCCTACGGATTGGTTGACCATGCCAACCATTACAAGTTCTGAGCAAAAAATAGCATTATTAATGCCGATTTTTCCACAGGGTTCTAATTTGTTAGCTTTTACAATAGCTGGAGCATATACTGTTGATTGGGGAGATGGTAATACCGAAAATGTTGCTACTGGGATCAAGGCACAACACGAATATGATTATGCTGATCCAGATTTAAATGCTACCGTTACAAGTGGTGGATATAAAATGGCTGTTGTTGTAATTACTCCACAAAGTGGACAAAATTTAACATCAGTGGATTTCAATCAAAAGTATGCACAGACTGGATCTACATTCCCAAATAGCTCTCCGATTTTAGAAATAATACTTTCTTGTCCAAATTTAACAAGTATGCCAATAGGTAGTGCCACCGCTGCAAATGTTTTTTGTAAAGAATTGATCAATTTTTCTGGAATCAATATGGGAGGAGCGACTACTTACCAAAGTTTGTTTAACAATTTAGGAAAGTTGTCAAACGTATCATTCGGCATAATCGGAAATATTACTAGCACGGCGAGCATGTTCGGTAATTGTCCCTCTTTGGTGACAGTTCCACTTTTTAATACAGCGTCTGTTACTACCATGGCTAACATGTTCAGTGGTTGTTCCTCTTTGGTGACAGTTCCACTTTTTAATACAGCGGCTGTTACTACCATGATTAGCATGTTCAGCTCTTGTTTCTCTTTGACATCAGTTCCACTTTTTAATACAGCGGCTGTTACTACCATGGCTAACATGTTCCTTACTTGTTCCTCTTTAACATCAGTTCCGCTTTTTAATACGAGATCTGTCGGCGATATGGGTGCCATGTTCGGTAGTTGCTCCTCTTTGACATCAGTTCCACTTTTTAATACAGCGTCTATTTATACCATGACTATCATGTTCCAAAATTGCGGCACTTTGACATCAGTTCCACTTTTTAATACAGCGTCTCTTGTGATCATGAACGGTATGTTCCTAAGTTGCTCCTCTTTGACATCAGTTCCGCTTTTTAATACAGCGTCTGTCACCAATATGAGCTCCTTGTTCAGTGGTTGTGCCTCTTTGGTAGCGGTTCCCTTTTTTAATACAGCGGCTGTTACTACTATGAACGCTATGTTCAATGGCTGCTCCTCTTTAACAACAGTCCCGCTTTTTAATACAGCAGCTGTTACTATCATGAGCAGCATGTTCAATAGTTGTCGCTCTTTGGTAACGGTTCCTCTTTTTAATACAGCATTAGTGAATACTATGATTACCATGTTCAACGGTTGTGCCTCTTTAACAACAGTCCCGCTTTTTAATACAGCGTCTGTTACCAATATGAGCAGCATGTTCAATGGTTGTTCCTCTTTGGTAACGGTTCCTCTTTTTAATACAGCATTAGTGAATACTATGCTCACCATGTTCACAAATTGCTCCTCTTTGGTATCAGTCCCGCTTTTTAATACAGCGTCTGTTACCAGCATGTCTGGCATGTTCTTAAGTTGCGTATCTTTGATAACGGTTCCAGCTTTTAATACAGTATTAGTGACTAATTTTGGTTCAACTATTACAAGTATATTTTCAGGGTGTGTGTCTCTCACAAGAGCATCATTCAGTAATATTTCAGCTTCTATATCTTATTCTGGTTGTAAATTAAACAAAGAAGAACTAGAATCCATATTTGATAATCTTGATACAGGAACATCACCAACAATAACAATAACATCTAACTGGGGAGCACCAACTCCAGTATCATTAACAGGAACCAGCACAGCACAAAGCACCACTGTAACAATGGCTAGCACAACTGGTATTGAGGTTGGTATGCAAGCCACAGGTACTAATTCACCTTTAACTACCATAACATCAGTAACTTTAAATGGTACAGATGATCGTGTTTATTTAACCAATCATGGATTAAGCGACGGAGACGAAGTTGCATTTACATTAATATTAGGAACAACTGGAATTACGGACAGCATAATTTATTATGTTGCTGGAACTATATTGGCAGATAGTTTTCAGTTGGCAGCAACGCCTAGTGGGTCGGTATTACCATTAACAGGTAATGGGACTGCAAAGTTAAGATACAGAACAGAAGTAGCATCAATCATCACAAACACAAGTGTTACTATGACTAGACCAATGGCAGGAACTTCCTCAAGTACCTTAGCCTTTCGACAATTAAAAACAGGAACAGCTTTATTAAAGGGTTGGACAGTAACGGGATAATTTTATGACACAAGGATTTTATAAAAAACAAAACAACGAAATACAATATGCTCCTAATTATATTGAGGGTAATGGATATGTATTAATTTCATCTGAGAAAGACACATACGAGTATCCAGTAGATGGATGGTATTGGTTTAATAGCGAAATATTGGCAAATGATTTCTTCGTAAATGACTCTAAAAATTTTGTAACACAAAGACAACTCAGATTAGGGCTTTTACAGTCTGGAATTGACCCCGACACTATTACAGCAATGTTATCATCCAATAAGGCGGCATCAATTGAATGGAATTATGCCACAACAATTGATAGACAACATCCTTTAGTCATCCAAATGGGGTCAGCATTAGGAAAAACTTCTAAAGAAATTGATGATTTGTTTAGGCTGGCTAAAGAATTATAAACATATGAATAATCAGTTGAAGGATAGAGTCGGATTGATAGTTTAGACCGAGCTAATCTAAAACTAAAAAGACCTAGTATTTCTACTAGGTCTTTTTTTATATTTATACGAATTAAAAATTAACGATAACCTAAGAGCCAGAGTCTTTTGATTTCGGGGAATGAAGTATCAAATCCATTTGCTGTAAGTGATTGTTGTGTTGTCCCGGTAAGTACGGTAAAGAGTGATGAAGACTCGTCAGTAAACAATAGAGCCATTGTCCCACCGTTATAAGCACGATCTACTCTGAATGTAGTACCAGAGAATGCAGATAATGTTGCGAATGAACCTGTACCTGATGCGGGTGATACAGCAGAAGAGAGTAGAGTGTTAAACGCGATACCTCTTACTCGTTTTGAGCTAAGTGCAGGTGTTGTTCCTGCTGTACCTACTGTTAATAGTTCTACTGTTTTAAATGTACCAGAACTCGATAAAGACCAGCTTAAGTTAGCTGGGCTATCTCCAAATGCTGATAATGCCTGATTGTTAAAGCCGATGACTGCCATATTAATATTTATTCCTTTAGGTTGTATTTTTAATAAATCAGCGACTATCTGCACGACTTTCTATAAAATGTATTTTTATCGTTGATACTTTAATAGTACTTCTTTTTTGGATGAGGTTGACTTATTAAAATGTGACACGGCAGCTGATGTACCTAAAACAACTCTGCTTGCTAATTTAAAACTGCTATCCATGTTATCACTTACAGCTTGCTCGTATGTATCGTTAATAACTATACCAACTCTTGTAACGGATGGTTTAATACTATTTACCAGCATTGCGTTTATAAACCTATTATAATCCTCAATATCCTTAAACAGTTTACCGTTATATCTCTCTACATTATAATACGGCGGACACGTAAATACACAATCATAGGTTTCTTGAGGTATAAATTTTGTACAATCATTATTATATAGAGTACACTTATAATTAATAAACTTAGCAATAGTATTGCTACCCATGAACGTCTTATCCCACATATCATTATAGATATAATCAATATCAGAAAGATACGCACCTATTAGTCTGTGCCCCCAACCACCACACGGGTCATATATACACGATACATCTTCTTCATGAGCATACTTCTTTAGCCATAGAGGAGAGAAGTGTGAATAACCGGTGTGTATACCTGATATCTTAAAGCCTCTTAAAATCTCACGGTCTGTTAGTGTGTCTTTATTTAGATATTTTCTTCTATTCTCTTTCAGCTTCTGTTGTATGATCTTATCCTGCCACAATTCTCTTTCTACATCGAAAAAGTGTGGTTGAAACGTATGAACTAGACGATTCATTCCTATACTACACGTGTATTTTGCCTCACGTAACTTATATAACTCTAGCTCATGTCTGCATTGATCGTGTGTGTAAGCGTAAGTGAGATTTTTACTATCTCGCAACCACTTATAAACAGTATTTAATGATACAATACCTTCAAATAACTCTGCACACTCCGTTACAGTATTTTTACTTGCATATTCAACTACAGCATCTCTGAGATCTTTACACTTCATATTTTGCTTGCTTAGATAAATTATCTCTCTCCCATAGAGGTTGATAATTTGAGTGGTGACAAATCTCTTTAAGTAGATCCATATTAGAAACTTCCTTAAGCATTGCGAGTGGTTTAATGTGATCTAGATGCCAGCAATGATCACCTCTACCATGATTATCCCAGGACATACCTTCAACGAATTGACTTTCTATATGCACTCTAAACTCTTCTATCGAACAACCAAGATACTTTATTGATGGGTGTGAGCGAGATACATCAGAATATTTTACAGCTTGTCGTACATGCTCACGTATATTACATCTTAACTTATATAGAGGATCCTCATTATACTTTCTTCGAAATACACCTTTTGTTTTATCCTCTAAATACCGACTCTTTGACTTTATTAAATAATGCGCCCTGTTATCGTGTCTGTGTTGTTTGACATTCTCATTAAGCTTTACTCGCGCCTCTGCAGTCAGTCCTTCATACCATTCCTTCCACTTCTTTGGTGTTATACCCTGCAACTTACGGTATTCTCTATACTCTTTATTTCTCTTCTGTACCTCTTTATCGAGCTTTGTTTTTTGATGTCTCTCTTTACCTTTTTCTGATATCTCCTGCTTTACCTTTTTTGACGCGAGCCAATACCGTACATTCTCAGGCCAAACATTAAATTTTTCTTTCACAGTCTGTATACCATGCTTTTGCGCATAAGCAATAATTTCTTGCTTCTCAGTATCAGTATACTTCTTATTACGTCTAAACTCACTCACTATAATATTATTTAATCAAACCGAATATATTATCAACCTAATAAAAATAATAATTAGTTTAGTCCAAAAGTGAACCGCAGGCGCTTCGGCACCTGCGGTTCTTAGTTTGTTGTGTTGATTCTTAGAACACCAGATCTTAATAAGCTAACTCATTAAGACTCAATAGGTCAAAAATAGACCGACTGATTTGCTGGTGAGAACGCAATACCAAGACCCTGAACAATTACAACGTGGTAATAAAGATTAGCACCGAAGATATTATCAACGACACCATAACGTGTAAGCAAGCCGACACGTGGAGCGAAGTCATTCGGTCCGATTGTTCTTTGTACCATGATAGGAATGTATGGGCAGTAGATGATACCTGTATCATAGAATTCAGAACCCTTATACCCAAGAAGGGCATACTCAATACCACCGGAGTTAGCGCCACCTGTGGTGTAGCCGGATCCTTGATATTGTGATGTGTTCTGTACTTCAGTACGTGTATCACGGTAGACTGCGAATCTTCCACCAACTGAACCTACCTTGGCAATACCAACTGGTTGTGTTGATACGTCACCTTGAACAGGTACCCACTGAAATTCAGGGAGCATTTCAAGAATGGCGCAAACACGTGGTGTTGCAACAATGAAGTTAGCAGCGCCGCGTCTATTACGGACAGCAACTCTGTTTGCTTCAATGATAAGCTTTTGATAGAAGTCTCTATTTCTCTCAACGAGCCAGCGGCCGTCTGCAGAAGCAGGGGACCAGAACGAATATGAACCACCGTTAAGGGCGGATTGGATCATTCTCATGATCATTTCACGGTCGATTTCAGCTTGGATCTCATACGACATAGCGTTTGTGATTTCAGCATCGATATCGATACCATTCATATTCTTAAGGTCTTGCTCAAGTTCAACGGACCAACGAGCGCCAAGTCTACGAGTACCAGCTTCAACAGCTGTCTTTTCAAACTTGACTTCGATTTGTGGGATGTTACCAGTGATTTCAAATGCTGATAAGATTTGGGCAACGCCCTGATCTTGGTCAGCAAAAGTCCAGCCAGCAGCTGTGCTACCACTAAGTCTTTGTGACGATGCACCAGTGAAACGGGTATCAAGATATTGATAACCTAATTCTCTGTTAGCAACTGTACCGGCATAACCAGCACGTTGACCATCACCACCGGTACCTGTTGCAATGCTGCTACCATCAATACCGGAACCAAGGTTCTGTGATTGATAGGTATAACGAAGTGCAAAGGCAAGACCTACTGGACCAGACATTGGTTGAACACCAACAATCTCGTTCGAGATAAGTTCTGGGAATGTACGACGGATCATCGGGATGAGGATCTTTGGAAGACGTGCATCACCCGACGCATATGTGTCGGCTGAGTTGATTGCACCTGTTCCTGGATTGTAGTTACCTTGGCTTGTAGCACCAAAAACACCACCACCATTGGTGTTAGCTTCTTGGATGCACCATGCTTCTTGGTTCTCAAGTAGCATAGCTGTGTTCAAACGGGTATTTTCATCACGAATTTCTCTTACGGAATCTGACTTAAAGTCAAGAATAGGGGCCCACTTCTCAAGAAGTTGGTCTGCTCTTGTCTTGTCGACAAATGATTGTGTTGGACGTATGTTTCTCATAATTATATATTTTTCCTTTCGATTAACTCAGGCCACTAGTATGGGCCTCATTGTTCAGGGTTAAAAACTCTTTACCTTATTATTTATACTTTTGGAGCTCAGATAAGTAAGGATTTCCTGAAATTTGTTTGTTTTCTGTAGATTCTTTTAAAACAGGTGCATCAGCTTTAACGCTTCTTGTTTTAAAAGCTTCTTCTCTTATAATGTCGATATTTTCCTTTTCTTTCTTATCGAACAATCTAAGTGTGTAGTCAAAATTCTCTTCGATAAACTTAGGTGATTTATCGCTAAGAACTCTCTTTATATATTCTTTCTTTTTATCTGAAAGACCTGATGTCTTTGTTTCGATAAGAAGGGAAGCTTTTGTCTTAAAATAACTCTCTCTAATAAGAGCGTTTTCTTTTGAAAGTTCAGATACTTGTGTGGTGAGTGTATCAATTTGTTTCTTACCATCAATAACAGCATCTTGTACTGACTCACTCATAAGAGCTGAATCAATAGCTAATACCTTACGAAGATTACCGAGAACTTCTCTTGCTGTTCTATTCTTAGTAGCCTCAGCAATTGCTTGAGTTGGAATAGCTTCATCAAGAAATTCTTCTAAGTAATTAGAAATCGCTTCTGTAAGGGTAGCTTTAAATTGCTTAGCTTCTGTTGTAAGCTCACGCTCATATTTTTTAACAACTTTAACAAGCTTACCTGCGTTGCTTTTATCAACAGCTTCAACAACTCTTTTTAATTTAGTTGTATGGTCTTTGTCAATAGCAGTGATAAGTTGTTCGAGTTTCTTCGAGTAAAGATCGTCCTGTTCGGTAAGAGCAGCTTCAACAGTTAATTGAAGTTTCTTACTGAAAGCACTCTCAATAACTTGTAAAGATTCTTCAGAGAGAATCTGCGTTGCTTCGTCGGGTAGTATGTTCTTGACTTTCATATTAGAAGAGAGGTTCGTTAAGGGATGCACTAATTCTGTTTTCGATTTTGCTGTCCACTATACCTTTTAAATATTTATTGGCTTGTGCGTAGTTTTTAGAAGAAATAGCGTTGATAAATTTAGCAATACCAGAAGACTCAGAAACCATTTCTTCATCTTCCTTTTTAGCGAAGGGATTACCTTTACCTTTTGTTTTAGGTGTCTTTTTACCTGTAGCTTTTTTAATAGCCTTAGATTTTACACCCTCATATTCTTTACTAGGCGATTCTAGCTTACCGTCTTTATCGTAATCTTTTTTAGCTGTTTTCTTTGCCATATTATTATTTATATAGATTGTATGAATTTTAAGATTTGTTCTCTTAGAAAAAACTCCATATCCTTACGCGGGAGTTTAGAAATTGATTTTTCAAACCCTTCGTATACTTCTTCATACTTACCATTTACAGCAACAACCCACTGTTTTGATTCAAGTATACCATTAACGAACGCTTTTGGGTACGATGGGTCTGCTACACAGTCAACAGCAACAAGTTTAAGATTTCTAACTGTATTATGGGTAGATCCTTCTTCAAGTGTGCCTAAAGCTCTAGATGACATACCAACCTTTACCCCATCATTAATAAGTGACTTAACAATAAGACCGCAAGGTGTAGAAAGTACTTTTGATTTACCGAAGAATACATTATTATCTTCATACATTTCTGTTACCATATGACAGGCACGTTCTAGATCAACATCAGCAGTCGTTGGATGATTAAGCTCACCCATAGCTCTACCTGGTTTAATCATCTCTTCGTTATACCGGTGTACTTCCTGGCGTAACTCATCAATAGGGTATAGCCGCTTATTTTTATTAACACCTTCTGCCATCATATAAGGACCCTTAATAAAAAGAGTTGATGGTGCATTTCTATTGCTTTCCTCAACAACATATTCAAATTGATCGTTAAGGGCCGGTTTTTCTACTAATAGATTAAGCTTTAATGCCATATGTATATTTATGCTAGTACTAATATAATCTATCAAATAAGGTGCTTTTCAGTAAGGATTAGGAAATCTAAACCTTTTCTCCTACAGAACTCTTTAGCTGCAATCCATTTTGCTTGATTTACCATCCACGCTGACTGCTCATATATTAGATGAGCCTTATTTTTATAGTTCGTCTTTGGAGCTTGTGTTTGTTTAGAAGGTTTAATCTCAATTAAATAATGTTTTACATTATTACCTTCCTTTATCGATACAAAGTTATCTACAAAATATCTATGAGCTCTACCGTCTATCGGACTTATATACGGTACAATAACGTTTTCAGATCCCCATTTTATTACATTTGGATTATTATCACAAAAGCGCATAAATTTAAGTTCTAGTCCAGATCTATAAAACGCGGTTGTACCTATAAATTTGGCTTTATTAATAGGTGTAAATACACCTTGTCTATATTTTTTAGAACTCATCTTAATTCGCTATAAAAAATTGTTTCGCCATGCTTAAAATTATGCAGAGTATTAGATTGACGCTTCACTACATATTTACCGTTACGTTTTAATTTTGTTAGTGTTGGTTGTGAGAATTTTGTCTCTGTTAAAAATTCTCGTTCATTTTTATATTTGTATGTACCTAAATGTGATGTAATTGTAAACGGTTTACATCTCGGATCTATATAGTCTTGTCCCTTTAATTCATTTACTGTCTTACCCTTATTCCACGGTCCTTTATACGTATCACCAAATATTTCCTTTGCTGATTTGCCTTTACGTGAGTCAATATAGTCAGGATTGTTAAGCCGCTCTTTCATTGTTTTACTAACTTGACGTAAACTTGTTTCTTTTTGAGCTTTAAGCTCTGCTTCCGTAAATCCACACTCTTTAATACGATTACTTTGATTTATTCCTTTTTGTTGTTCTTTTTCTGTTCGGTGACCTGTATTTAGTCTTGTTCTAAGCGTATTAGCTGCTCTTTCTCGTATCTCGGTAGATTGTAATATTACTGATGTTTTTTTATTTCTTGCTTTCTCTTTATCAGTCTGGCCATGCAATCTAACTCTATCACTAAACGCTTTATTTCGTCTTAGACGAACATCTTCACGCTGTAGAGGTGCGCTTGTAGAATTACAATCTTCATCAATAAGATTTGCAAATTCCGTTGATTTAACTACATCCCACAGCTTCGAATATTTTAATCCATACTCAACCAGCTCTTCTCTTGTATCCTTGATCTCAAGAATAATAGTATTAATACTATTCCCATGCTTTGATAAATGACTAGTCCAATACGTACCTGATCCCTTATATTTAAAGCAATTATCCCTTGTGCCGTGGTGAAAACATAGATATTTTAACCCTGTCACAGTATGTTGTTTTAATAAAAGAAAATACTTTTTACCCATACATATATTTATGCTACGGTGACAGTAATCCACTTAGTTCTTATCTACTAATAATATAATATCAATTACAAAAAAACATACATGGATCTGAATCCCCGAAACCTGCTGATGCACCGGTAGTAAGCATATCTTCTAGTTCTTTTTTCTTAGCAGTACCCTCTTCCAGTAAGCTTGCATTTAGTGTACCGCCTCCTAATATAGCTACACCACCAAACTTACCTCTTACTCTACCAATAACAATCATTGTTAACGCGAGTGCGTACTCATATACCCATTGCTCCTTAACAAGATCACGTAACGGTCTCTCGAGGTAACATGAAATAACACCGTAAAACTGACTCGAACCGGGTTGTGGATACATTTGCAAGTATTGCGTTCTTGCATCAAACTTTAGATCACGTCTAGTTGCAAGGACTTTCTCGCGCGTATCCATCCACTCTTTCATTGTGTACCATGATACAAGATCGAAACCATAATTACCCATCGAATAACTAAAATAGGTTTGCTGCGCTAACGTTTGCTCTAAAGTAAATAAAGAGTTAATACCTTGGTTAGAACCTTCTTCGAAGTCTACTACAGCAGTAACTTTTCTATAATCCATTACATCGTAGTCAAATACATTAGAGTATTGTGTTGCTGTTGCTTCCTGTGATTGAAGTGATATTTTATTTGAAACTGACTCCTTAAATATTGTAGATAATATAGGACTGAATGTAACAATTTTTGTGTATAGTGGTAGATCTACTATTTCAAACTCTGTTAATCCGTTACTAAATACACTTGAGAGAGCAGATGAACCTGTAAATGTTGATGTACTTAACGCTGAAGTAGCTACATATACAGTAGACGGCTCCTCTATAGTAAAATCAGCTCCCGTCCATACAGGGGCATTTGCTATTTTTTGTTGATCAGTAAGACCGGCCTTAGAAAGAGTAAACAGATGATCAAGTCTTATACCTTTATTTTTTTCGTATAACGCTGAACTAAAAATAAGATATTCAGTTGTAAATCCTGCAAATTTAGAAAAATATTCGCAGGCGATCTGAATATTTTGAAATAGTTGATCCTGATGAACCTCAAGTGTAATAAGAGGATAACCAAGAGCTCTTTTAATTCTATCAGATAAATCGCCAAATGTTTCAAGTTTATTATTTAAATTAGTTGATTGAAACGCTGATACAGGTAATACTTCGCAAGCTAGAGCCATATAAGTATTTATCTATTATGCTGCTGGAGGAGGAGTTTCTGGTGCTGGAGTACCACCACCAGCTGGAGCTGCACCAGCCTCAGGAGGAGCGCCACCTAGTGCAGCTTCACCGCCACCAAATGCTGGTGGTATACCACCACCTTCCATACCACCCGCTTCAGCTCCCATACCACCGGCTTCAGCACCGCCAGTTATATCGGCAGCAATAATCTGCTCTCTCCATGCAGGTCCAAGTGAAGCAATCTGTTGTAGCTCCCATTGAAGCTCAGCATCCTTACGTAAAAATTCTCTATTAGCGAGAATATCTTTATCTTTCCATTGTAAATATTTCTTTTGTGCGTATGTCTTAGAGACAAATTCGTTAGATGCAATTGATGCAAAGTT